TCTTAAAATGGCAAAATTCGATTGGAGTGCACCAGCTAACCAAACACAACCAGATACTTCAGCATCAGCAGGTGATAATTAATGTTTGAACATGGCGTAGGAATTAAAAATCCGTTATTCTTTATTGGTGTTGTAGAAAACAACGTAGACCCTAGAAGAGAAGGTCGCGTACAAGTTCGTGCGTTTGGTATACATGGCACGAATAAGCAGGTACCTCGCGACGAATTACCTTGGGCTATTGTTGTTAAAGGTGATTATGATCCTAATGGTGCACCGGGTTTAGGCTTGCCGGCAATTAATGCTTGGGTGTTTGGTGCATTCTTAGACGGTCGTGATGCGCAACAGCCAATGGTATTAGGACTGATACCTACACAATATACAGAAGGCGTGGATCCAGATAAAAATGGATGGGGATATATTCCTGATACATCTGATGCAGAATTGTTAGCTCGTGGTTCAGATCCAGAATCTTTTGGTGAACCAAACAACTCTCGTTTAGCACGCGGCGAAAATATTCAAGAAACACACGTACATCAACATCAAGCGAGTCGTGTGCAAAATATCAAGATTGGCGGGTATGAGGGTAGAACATGGAGTGAGCCTGGATCTGCTTATAACGCAGAATACCCTCATAACAGGGTTATACAATCCGGTTCGCATAGCATAGAACTTGATGATACACCCAATGCAGAACGCATTACTATCTGGCATAAATCTGGTTCATACGTACAAATAGACAATAAAGGTGCGACAACTCATAAATCTACAAATGACAAATACGAAGTTAATGATAGAAACCAGCACGTAGTTGTTGGCGGAATGAGTACTGTTACAATTAATGGTAACAGCTATGTATATGTCAAAGGTAATAAGATTGAAGAAATTGAAGGCGATCTACAAACGCTAGTTCATGGCAACCATTTGTTATCTGTTGGTGGACAATCTACAATTAATGCTTCCGAGCAAGTACAAGTAAGAGGCGCTGATGTCAAGGTTGAAGCTAATGTTGGTACAATGTCGGTTAAAGCTGGTAAAGAAATTAATGTAAGTTCTGGATTAACTGACGGATTAAATTATGGTGCTATCTCAATTAAATCTGAAAAGATTCTAGTTGACGCAACAGATAAGTTACATTTGCGCGGCAATACCCAAGTCAATATTCAAGCAATTGCTGAAATGAACTTATCTGCTCTTGCAATTAATCAACTGTCTACAACTTGGGCTTCCAAATCGACAGTAAGTCATAGTATGTATTCTGGTCTTACTACTGACATTGGTGGTGGAATTGATGTTGCGATTGGCGGGGGTATTCAAACCAACATTAACTCACCAATAGTTAATATCGATACCTTTGTTAATTTAGCAGGCGGATTATCTAGACCTAATGTTGCTTCCGCTACGACAACCGCCGCCACGGCAAGAGTTCTAACGCCTCCAACAAATCAAATAGCATTTACACCTGGATCACAATCTCCAGAAATTGCTTGGGGTGCATCTTCTATTGAAGCGCCAGAGCCAACAAGTAAATCAACATCAATTGTAGTAGAAGATCCTCAGTCACAAGCAAGTACCGGATATGCAGCTGTTAGACCTAGAGCTGAAAATACTGCAGCGTCTGTTTCTAATGTTACTACAGTAATGAATACTGCCGCAGCACCATTATTAGACTTTATTGGTAATAAAGAAAGTGATGGTTATGATGATATCTCTGGATTAGTATCACAGTCTAGATATCCATCTAAACCTTTAACGCAAATGACTATTCAAGAAGTTCTCGATTGGCAAGAATCCATTGATAGCTTCCAGGGTTCAGAAGCATCTGGCAGATATCAGATTATGGAAGATACTCTTCGTGGATATAATAATGATCGCTCGAGCGGCCCTGGCAATCCTCTATATGCCAGAGCTGGTTTAAGCGCTGGCGATTTATTTAGCCCAGAAAATCAAGATAAGATGGCAGTTGTTCTACTTGAAGGCAGAGGACTAAGCAGATTCTTAAATGGTGAAATCACGAGAGAACAATTTGCAAATAACCTAGCAAATGAATGGGCGTCATTACCGTTAGTAAATGGTCCTAATGCTGGACGAAGTGTATATGCCGGTGATAGTGTTGGCAATAGAGCACTTACAACTGTACAGGAATTCTTAGATGCAATTGATGCTGTTAAAGCAAAAGAGCAAGCAATTATTAGTGGAGGTGCTGGATAATGGCATGCGAATGTAAACCAGGAAAGCAAATTTGCAATAGCTGTTTATCAAACATCTACGATCGTAATAGACTTGCATTAGAAGGTACAACCGTTTATACAAATGGCAACGGTGAGTATACTCTAAACCAAGTTAATGAGTTTGAAAAGCAATTTAGAAGCAATATTATTGCAGATGTTCAAAACAATCCTTTATCAAGCGCAGTTGCGAGATATGGTGAATCGTCGTTTTATGACTCTGTTAATAGTATTAACAATGATTTCTTAAAAAGAGATTATATTGTAGATCAATTACCTCAATACGAAGTTCTTAATAAAAGATTAGAACGAGGTGGTATTACACCACTAGAATTTGCTGCATTTATTAGAAGTAGTAATTATAGCCCGGCAAGTGCTATAGTATCTTCTAACGCAGCAGGATCCAGATTTCTATCTGAATTGGAAGAATTTTATAATGGTGATTTTTCTGTAAGTGTACTCGGTGGCTTCTGTGGATTATTTAATAGCGTATTTGGAGCTATTAATGGATTCTTTGATCTAATTGATGGAATAAGCGGATTGATTAGTGATGCACTTAGTTTCATTTCTAAAATTAGAAATATGGAAAATCCATTAAAAGCATTATTTGAGCAAATAAAAGTAAAAGCCTTACTTGAAGCTATCAAAGAAAAGATTGAAACCGCTATAAAAAAAGCTATTGAGAAAGTACAAAAAATGATTGAAAACTTTTCTATTGATAATATCATAGGAAAGATTGAAACATTCGTACAAAAGAATATTGTTGATAAAATTCAATCTATCAAAGATAATATTTCTGAATTCTTTACAGAAGAAAATATTAAAAAAATATTAGGAAAAGTTACAGGTTTAATTGACTACGCGACTGGTCTATTTGATAACCCTTCTGTAGAAGAAATTATGTTTATGATTTCTAGATTCTGCGCATTTGCAACTGGTATTGAAGGATTAATCAATGGTCTTAAAGCCCCATTAGATGATTTTGCTAATAGATATGATGAAGTATTTAATACGTTATCTAATGTTTCAAATCGCGTAACAGGTGAAGCAATTAGAGCTGGTGCTATTAGATTTTCTACTGAGAAACGCAAAGAAGAAATAAATAACCAAAAGAAACTATGGGCAAATGTTAAGAAAACCGGTTCGCAAACAGCTACAAACGATGATGAATTTGAAGTTGGCCAACCTACTAACGAAGAGATTAGCAGTTTGCCTACATGGGATGATATTGTAGAAGGAACCGATAACAGATTAAAAGCTTCCTCATCTTCGCAATTTGGTAGTAATAAATCTGCATGGACGCAATTAACGATGGATACTAAAGTTACGTTGATAAGATTGCATACTGCTGTTAAAGATTATATTAACGGCCCAATTGAAATAATTGGTGGCTGGGTATCTAAAGAAGCTGCAACTTCATATAATGAGGATAGATGCTCTGGTACAAAAGTACAGATTAAATTCTCACCGTATGGATATGGTGAATCTTCTGTTACTGCAGCGTGGGAAGCAGCTAAGAAAATTGGTGTTAGAAGATTTGAACTATTAAATAGTAATATTGAAATGGATATTGGTGGTAAACTATATTATGCTAATAACTTGTCAAAGAATGAATTACCCCCATTAGTTGCACCTATTAAGAAAGGCGAATCACCTGGATGGCCACCAGCAGGAGAAGGAAGACGTAATGCTAGACGTGATGCTCGGAAAAAAGCGCGCGAAACTAAATCTACGGTATTCTTTGAAGAAGGTGGTCGCACATTTAAAGCAGTATGGACACCGTCAACACAGGAAGGCTATACTGAAAATGGTGTGGAAACAACATTTGGTGGAACAGTAGTAACTACACTAGTTAAATAAAGAGAATAAGAAATGGTAGCAACAGTATTTACAGCTAAAACTAAAAAGATATCTATCTATTCTGATTTTAAGAAAAATCTTGAAATCAGCCCGGTGTCGTCTGATCTTACTGTTAATAAAGATGAAGATGCTGTAAAGGAATCTATTAAGAATCTTATTCTTACAGACCGCGGTGAAAGATTAATGCAACCAAATATTGGTGGGCACATTAACGCGATGTTATTTGAAAATATAACACCCGGAACGCTTAAACTTATAGAAGATAGAGTAAGATCTACTATAGAGTTGCATGAACCAAGAGCAGAACTGCAAGATGTTGTTGTATCTTCTAATATAGACGATAACGTTGTAGTAGTTAAAATAGTATTTTATATTAGGAACGTACAACAGCCGATTACGCTTGACGTATTCTTAGAGAGGACTAGATAAATGGCTAAATTAAATATTTCAGAATTGGATTTTGAGTCCATCAAGGACCAGTTTAAAGACTATCTGAAAAGCCAATCGCAATTCAAAGATTACAACTTTGATGGCTCTAACATGAGCGTATTCTTAGACGTATTAGCATATAATACATTCCAAAATAACTTTTATGCTAATATGGCTATTAACGAAATGTTCTTAGACTCTGCAGTGTTAAAGAATTCTATTATCTCACACGCAAAGGAACTTAATTATCTTCCTCGCTCAAGAAAATCACCAAGGGCAGTGGTAAATGTAACTATTGTTGATTCAGAAGTAATTGGCCAAACAATAACCATTCCTGCTTATTCTAACTTCCTTACAACGTTCCAAGGTAGTCAATACGAATACGTCAATGATAAAGCATACGTTGCCCGTAAAATTGCACCCAGCATTTTCGTAGCAGAAAATGTAGAAATCTTTGAAGGTCAGATGCTAGCGTCATTTGAAAGAGAAGGTTTCTTTGTAGACGAAGATGGTATTCTACGCGTCATCCTTACTAACGAAAACGCGGATACGGATTCTATTGCAGTATTCGTTGACGCGGAAGCAACTGACGATGAAAACGTCTTTATCCGCAAGGACGATATTTTTGGTGTAGGTCCTACTGATAAAGTATTTTATGTTGAACCATACTATGACGGACGTTACACAATTTACTTTGGTAATAATAGATTTGGATTACAGCCGGAACAGTACGAAGATGTTCGTGTAAGATATAGAATTACCTCAGGCCCAGAATCTAACGGTGCTTTCTCATTCACATTGCCGGCAACTTCACCAACCGCAACTATTACTGTCGATACTGTACAAGCAGCAGCGGGTGGCGCGGAAAGAGAAACACTTGAAAGTATTAGATATTTTGCTCCTAAGTCTTTGCAAATCCAAGAACGCGCTGTAACTACTCGTGATTATGAAATATTGTTGCAACAACGTTTCCCAGAAATTAAAGCAATTTCAGCTTACGGCGGCGAAGAGTTAGATCCTCCACAGTTTGGTCGAGTTGCTATATCTGTTTATCTTGGTGAAGGCCGTGAAGGATTATCATCTACTCTTGCTTCTGCCTACATTGAGTATTTAAGAGAAAAGAGTCCAATTGCAATTGAACCAGTATTCATTGATTCTGATTTCGTATATGGCTGTGTAACAGTAGATGTTTACTTCGATCCCAAGATTTCTAAGAAATCGGCAGGACAAATTGAAACAGAGGTGCGCGCTGCCATTTCTAATTACAATGATGAGTTCCTAGATAACTTTGATACAACAATGAGAGCATCTAAGCTTTCATCTTTAATTGATAATTCTTCTAACGCAGTTCAAAGTAATGAACTTTCGGTTTGCCCTTATATCGTATACTCACCAGCTTTAAATATTTCTTCTAGTCCGTCATTTAAGTTTTACGCCGAGTTGCAGAAGCCATATCCATTTAAAGATAGTAATGGTTTTGCTGATTATAAACCAGCTGTTAAAAGTAGTGTATTCCAATATAATTACGTTGAATGTTTCTTCCAAGACGACGGTTTAGGAAACATCCAAATTGTAACTTCAGATATTGCTAACCCGCAGGTAGTTAAACCAGTTGCAGGTAGTGTTAATTATACGACGGGTGAGATTAATTTAACAGGTTTTAAAACAGAAGGATTTTCTGGGCCTGGTATTAATATTATGGTAACAACTGCTAAAAAAGATATTTCGGCACCGGCTGGTAGAATATTTCTTATTGACGATAACGACGTAACTGTAAATATGATCGAGGTTAAATAATGGCCGGCACAGCTAATAACAGAGTCACGCTAGTAGAAAAGAATATAGCGTTTAAAATAGCTCAGCAATTTCCTGCATATTTCAGGGAACATGGCTCTGAGTTAGTTGCTATGGTTGAACATTACTACAAGTTTGTAGAATCTGAACCTAACATGGGTGTTTATAATACACGTAGAATGTTTGAATACCGTGATATTGGTACTACACTTGCTGACATGATTATTTACTTTAAAAAGAAATACATGGCAGATCTTCCACAGCTTGACGATCGAACTACTCGAGTTGTACTTAAAAATATTATGGACTTGTACCGCCGTAAAGGTACAGAAGCTGGTATCAAATTATTCTTTAGAATGTTTTATGAAGAAGATATCCAGATTAAATATCCTGCAAAATATATGTTTAAACCATCTGACTCGGAATGGAAAACTGGTATTTACTTGCAGATGTACCCAAATAACAACGAGTTCTATAATAAAGACAAATCTATAAGATATGACTACAGTGATCTATTAAGCCAAGACATCTACGGTTCTATTTCTAAAGCTAAAGCAGTTGTTGATAAGATTAACTTTGTATATCTAAATAGAACATTAACACCAATCATTTACCTTGTAGAAGTAAAAGGTAAGTTTGATAAGTATGATGATATCTTAACTAGGCTCAACGGCGAAGATGTATCTTTTGGTAAGCTTAATGGTTCAGCTGACTCTTTAATTATTGATTTAAAATACGGTGGTACTACAGGTAACGATATAGGTGATATTTACGATATTCAAAGTGAGTATGGTAAAGGCGGCGTAGCAATTGTTACGGAATTAGTAGAAGAGTTTACTGGTACAATTGATTATCAGTTGGAAAATGGTGGTTTTGGTTATACGATTGAAAATACAAAGATTTTAGTTTCAAACCAAACAATCGTTTTAAGAAATGAAGATTTTAAATTTAAAGAATTAGAAGTTTTAAGAGATAGTGCTGGTAATCAAGGTACGGTTATAGGACAAAACTCAATATCTGTTGGTTTAAAAATGGAACCAGGTGACGAGTTTGATATTAGTAGAGCTATTTCTACGGTAGATCGAGGTGCGGAAAACTTTACATTAACAGTTTATGATGCACTTACAGATACCGGTGATATATTTAATATTTCAGGTGTGAATAATTCTTCACCAGGTCCATTATATGCAAATACTGGTGATCCAACACACGCAAAAGTAGAAGAACTAGAAAATATTGAAACAGTAGAACTTATAACTGATATTATTGGTGATTTTGTATCTGTTCCATTAAATTCATCTAACTTTAATACTATCCCACCGGCAACTCAAGCAATGTCAGGTACTGCTGATCCTGTAACTCTTGCTACTGCCCTTGAAGATGCTTTCGATTTAACACCATTTGAAATTGGTAGAATTAAGTCGTTTGAAAATCTTAATCCTGGTGAGAATTATGTAACCGACGTGTTTGCTTTAGTGCGCGACGAACAGATGCTTGCATTTGAAAGATATGAACAAATTATTCTCATAGATAATTATAGTGCAACGTTCTCAGTTGGTGATGAAATTAACCAACCGCTAACAGGCACAACTGGTATTATTACTAGGATTGATAATGATCAAGAAGCTTTATATGTAACACCTTACAGTTATTATGGGTTTAAAACTGGTACTAATGATTATATTAATCACAAAGGTAACAGTTATGATATATTAACTATTGAAAGAGACTATACCTCACCTAAATTTGGTGAAAACGCCATATTAAATACCGAAACTTTATTCTCGACTGGTAGAATAGCAAAAGCAGAAATAAGAAACTCTGGTTTCGGTTATGTAGATGAAGAAACTGTATTCCTTGTAGATGAAGAAGGTACCAAACATGCCAGAGCTACTCTAAGAGCTAATTCGCAAGGTATTACATCTGGATTTTGGGCTGGGCAGAACTCTCATATTAATGGATATGTACAAAAACAGCCTACGCCAAAAACTCCGATATTACCAACCGAAGAGTTCGCAAAAGAAGTATTACGCGTTTCATTAGGCTTAGATACTGCATCTAATGAATTAGGTATTTGGTTGCAAACATTAAAACCGAGTGGATTCTCATTTGCAGATATCAACGAGTCGGGTAGTGTATCATCTGCTGACGCGCAAATTTTCTTAGGACTATCATACGGACAAGGCACACAAGAACAAAGAGATATGTGGAATGATGTATACGCACCAAGTTTAAAATCACAAACTTGGTTTGAAAAACATCTTAACGACTTGTACGTTTACACAGACGTACATGAGTACTTCGATGCTAATATTCGTATACAAGATAGTGATTACTATCAAGAATATTCTTACGAAATCAGATCTACAGTATTCCCAGACTTATATGAAAAAGTAATAAAAGATACCATGCACCTTGCTGGTTCTAAAATGTTTAGTAACTTCATCTATGAGCAAAAAACCGGGCCAACATTGACAGCTAAGTTCCAGGTAGTTAAGAAAGATGACTACGTTCGCGGTGGCGATGAAATAGTTGGTCCTAACCAATCAATCGGTGATCAGACAATTAGGGCATCTAACTTTGTCTGGACCGTAGACACAGATGCCATTACAACCGACAACGGGTAATAAATAGTTTAAAATAAACAGGAGCAATCATGGCAAAGCAAATAGTAAATGTCGGTCAAGAGGTTAACGATGGTACCGGCGATCCTATACGTACAGCATGGACTAAAGCTAACGCTAACTTTACAGAATTATATGATAAGTTTGATGATTTTACTTTTTCTGATATAAGCGATATAGTTGATGGTAGTGCTGGAGACGTGTTAACAACTGACGGCAACGGTAACTTTACATTTGAAGCACCAGGTGCCTCAAGTAATTACGCCAATGCTAACGTCGATGCGCATTTGAATGTTTCCGGTGCTGCTAATAATGAAGTTTTAGCTTGGACTGGCGCAGATTACGATTGGGTTAAAAATATTCAACTATCTGATATTTCTTTAACTGTTGCGGCTGCTGCTAATACTTCTACAATGACTTACAACCCATCGACCGGTGCCTTTATTTACGTGCCTCTCAATGGAAACCAATTTGCAGCTGTTGCTGACTTGCCTACGGATCTTACTGATTTGGGAATTACTGATGGCGATAACGGCCAAGTACTTACAACTGACGGCAACGGTAATTTTACCTTTGAAGATGTTAGTGGCGGCAGTAGTGGTAGCTCACTACAATCCAGAAGCAACGTTGCAGCTACTACAGCTTCTTCTATAGCAGACGGTGCCGATGCTTACTTAAATATCACCGGTTATAAAGGTTATGCTCTTTTAAAAATTCAAACTGATAGAGCAGCTTGGGTAAGAGTTTACACTGACGAAGCATCTCGTGTATTAGACCGGTTTAGATTAGAAACTTCTGATCCAGCGCCGGACGCTGGAGTTATTGCTGAAGTCATTACAACCGGCGCTCAAACTATTTTATTGTCTCCAGGTGTATTTGGATATAATAATGAATCAACTCCCACAACAACTATTCCATGTACAGTAAGAAACAAATCTGGAGCTGAATCTACCGTTCAAGTTACTCTAACAGTTCTTCAATTAGAGGCCTAATATGTTAAAAGAATGGATTGTTACTCTTCATAGAAAAGAAGATTTAGAAAGCTTTTATGAGGATATGGAAACGCCGGGTGGCAATCTGTTTATTCCAGACAGAGCTGTTGATGTATCTAAAAGACGCGAAATTAGCCGAAATACGCATTACATGCTTACCCATGATGAAGCAGAAATGGTTAAAGCTGACGATCGCGTTTGGAATGTAGAACTTGCTGAGCTTATTAACGTATTAACAAGACCAAACTACGAAATAGTTAATGGGCAGTTTGACAAAAGATGGCAAGCAGATGCAAACGATATAAATTGGGGATTACTTCGTCAATCAGAAGATTCCAATAGATCTAATTGGGGTGATGACGGAGTACCATCTATTACTACTAGTTTATCAATTACGGCGTCAGGCAAAAACGTAGATGTCGTAATTGTTGATGGTCATATTGATCCTGCTCATCCAGAATTTGCTGTAAACTCAGATGGTTCTGGTGGTTCACGTGTAGTACAATACAATTGGTTCCAAAATAACATAGGTTCGGGTACTGGCACTTATGTTTACGATAGAAGCGGATCATATACTAATGTTGCTGATGTTGATGATAACAACCATGGTTGCCATGCAGGCGGTACTGTTGCAGGAAATACACAAGGATGGGCACGTGACGCTAATGTTTATAATATTAGTCCATATTCAACAAACCCTAACTGGAACCAAAATGGGTTTGATTCATCTACCATGTGGGATTATATTAGAGCATGGCATAATAGCAAACCAATCAATCCAGTAACAGGACGTAGAAACCCAACTATCACAAATAACAGTTATGGATCTTCTGTAACAGCTGGACAGAATAATTTTGGTATTCCACAATCTATTACATATCGAGGTGTAGCATTTAATCCCGGTAGAGATCTCACAGCAAGCGAATTGGCTGCCCGCGGTTGCTATGCTCCTACTAATCAAATTGTATTTCCTTCATACTTTACATCGCGTGAAGCAGATATACAAGATGCAATAGACGATGGAATAATTGTTGTTGCATCAGCTGGTAATGATTCTTGGAAGATTGTAAATTCAAGCGATCAAGATTACAACAATTCTCTTATACTTTCTTATTTTGGTTTTAATTATACATTTTTCTACAATAGAGGTACAGGCTCCGGCGCAGGTTATGCACCTGTTATAACAGTTGGCGCAACTTCTAATAATCAAAATGAAGTAAAAGCAACATTCAGTAATTGTGGTAGTCAGGTAGATGTATTTGGTGCTGGTGAAGCTATTCAAAGTAGTGTGCATTCATTGTCAGCTTACGGCGGTTCATTCGGTGCACCTGATCCGAGAAACAATTCCTATTATCTGCAAAGATATCAAGGTACTAGTATGTCGGGTCCTCAAATTGCTGGTATACTTGCTTTACTTGCAGAATCTTGGCAGAACATGACACAAGAAGAAGCGCATGCTTGGATTATTGATAATGCAAACTCTAGTCAAATGTTTGACACTGGCTCAGATGATCCTATGGATCGTTCAAGTTTACAAGGCGCTGCAAATAAATATGCTCGTTGGATTAACCAAAGATTGTTATCGGGTACAACATTCCCTCAAAGAAACTTCAAACCAAGACCAACTTCCGGAACAGCTTATCCTAGGCCAAAAATCCGTAGAAGAGGTTAAATTTGTTTATAAATATTAAAAAAGCTAGGGTTACAGGAAATGGCAGAAGTATTAACTACTAAATTAAAAAATGATACTACTAGGTTGTTCTACGACGACGTAGCTAACAACGAGTTTTATATTATGGTCTCGTCTATTTCTGACGACCCGTTAGTGCGAATTGATGCAGTAAATTCGTTTAATAGCAAAACCACGTTTAAAGAAAATATCATTTTCGGAAAACAAGTATTTCCTAGTGATGTTAAATACATGATTAAATATTATCCTTGGCAAAAGGATGCTGTTTATACACAATATGATGATACTGCTGATCTAGAAAATGAAAAATTCTATGCTGTAGTTGGTCCAACTAATAATGATTCTGGCGATTACCGCATTTACAAGTGTTTATCTAACAATAACGGTGCTCCATCTACAACTCCACCAAACTACAATCCAACTACTATAAATCAAATTTATAGAACACCAGATGGTTATGTTTGGAAATTCATGTATTACCTAACCGAACCGCATTTTGAAGCATATAACGCGTCTGGTTATATTCCGCTACCAGCGAGTTTTAAAATTAATCCAGATCCAGCTGCAGACGCAAATAATGTTATTACTGGTTCTGAAGTTAGTGATATATTTGTAGAAAACTTTATCGATAACAATGGATACCCATCACTGGAAAATGGTATTGTGGCAGGCCCTCCAGGAAATGATTCTACTATTCTAATAAGATCTGTTAATTTGAGTGAAATTTCAAATTATTATTCTGGTATGACCATCTACATTAACACACCACAAAACGTGTCTTTTACTTATATAATTGACACCTATAAATGGGATACAGCGACTGACCGAGGAACAATTAAAGTAATCGGTGATCCTAAAGGTGATGGTGTAATTATTAACTCGGGATTTAAAATTGTTCCTACAGTAAAAATAACAGGTGATGGTGAAGGTGCTGTAGCTATTCCAAGAATTGTAGATGGAACAATTACAAATATTGAAATATTAGATTCTGGTAAAAACTACAATAATATAAGTGCTGAAGTCGTAGACCCAGAGTTTGATTTTGATCCAACCGATAGAAATACAATCGATGTTAGAGCAAAATTAAGACCTATACTCTCTCCATTTGGTGGCCACAACTGGAACCTAATTGATGAGATGCATTGTAGACATATTTTGCTTTATGCATATGTTACAGAAACGGATAGTGGAAAGATTGGACAAACTAACACGTATTCTGCCATTGGTCTTGTTAAGAATCCAATATTTAATCCAGATCCAGAAACAGCTAATACGGCATCACCTGATATATTTGATAACAGATTAGAAATTATTACAGATGATTATACTAAATTAGAACAAAACAGTATCGTTTATCAACGTAATCTTAATAATGATATTACATTTAAAGCCAAGGTTCATGAAATAAAACCGGGTGCAAATACAGTATGGTTAAGTGAATACATGGGTCCATTTACAAACCAAGCAAATAATGATATATCATTCGATCCAACGGCTAGTTTAATTAATGAGACGGGCCAAATAATTACCATAAATACACCAATAGCAAACAATGTTATTGAATCAAGATACGTACAAAGATCGGGTACCGTATATTTCATGGAAGATTTTGTTCCGTTGGAAAGAACAGAAACTTCTCGAGAAGAATATAAGTTGGTCTTAGAATTTTAAGGAAGCTCAAAAAAGATGCCTATTAATACAGACTTAAATATTGCACCATATTTTGATGACTTTGACGTTGAGAAACAGTTCTATAAAATCCTGTTTAAACCGGCTTATGCTGTTCAGGCTCGAGAGCTTACTCAACTTCAAACGATTCTTCAAAACCAAGTTGAACAGTTTGGTGACAATATCTACCAAGAAGGTAGTATCATTAAAGGTTGTAACTTTACAGACCTTAATGGATTGCAGTTCGTTAAACTTACAGATAAAACTGGGTTTGACGTAGAATCATATATTTCAGGGCCGGATGTGGAAATCATTAACGGCGTTGAAACTGAGATTGATGTTAAATACGAAGTATATGGTACACAGTCTGGATTGAAGGCTTCCATCATTACTGCTCAGCGCGGTTTTGAAACTCGTCCACCAGATCTAAATACATTCTTTATTACGTACTTAAATACTAACGAAGCATCTGGCGATAAAACATTCCGCCAAGGTGAAAACTTGCAAGTTAATAAGTACAAATATAATGGTAAAACGTTAATTAGTACAGAGCTTAATATTGCTAATATTAACGTTACTCTGCAGACTAACTCTACTGGTAAATCGTTCGGTATACAGGCATCTGCCGGCGTTATTTTCCAAAAGGGACATTTCTTATTTACCGCAGACCAAACGTTAGTTGTTTCTAAATATACTAATATTCCAGACGATCGTTCAGTAGGCTATGAAGTAATTGAATCAACAGTAAGTGCTTTACAAGATAACAGCTTATACGACAATGCAAATGGATCTAAAAACGAAAACGCGCCAGGCGCGGATAGACTTAGAATGGTCCCTGTTCTTGTTGCAAAAGATACAGCAGACGCTGATGTTGATGCCAATTTCTTTACTCTTATCCGTTACCAAAATGGATCAGCTGTTCGCCTTCGTGATGTTTCTCAGTTCAACTCTATTGCACAAGAAATGGCCAAGAGAACATATGAGGAATCTGGCAACTACATTCTAGAAAACTTTAAAGTAGATTTAGAAAGAAGAGATAATGACTTAACTGCGTTGCTTGGTAAAGGTGTTGCATATGTTAAAGGTTACCGTGTAGAAAACTCTGGTAAACAAGACTTTACAATTGACCAAATTGCCAATACTGCAATTCAACAAAATGTAGGCACAACAGTTGATTATGGGTCATATGTTGATGTTGTAGATATCAGTGGTACAATTGATTTAAATTATGGCACACTTGAATTGCAGAATACTGTAGGCAGCAAAATCGGCGAAGCGTATGCTAGAAATGTCACACCTACAAGACTTTACTTATTTGGTATTAAAATGATTTCACCAAATTCGTTCGATCAAGTAGTTCGTGTCGTCGGTGCATCCGGTAATATTACAGTTGCTTCCAACTCGAGACTAAAAGATGTTAATAAATCTCCTATCATCTTTGAAACTGGTACCCCTTACATTAAAGAAATTACAGATACCAGCTTGCCAGTAAGAGAGCATAAATCTGTAACTGTAACTAATGATACAATTGAGATAACTGCTAATCCTGGTGAAGATTTTGCTCTAAACCAAGATGATATTGTAGTAGTTGATACTTCTAACTCACTAATCCCTGTTAGCTCTTGGTCAACGAGTCTTAATAATTCTGTTTTAACTATTAATCTTGATCCAGCTGCTAACTCAGATCCAGGTGCGGAAGTATACTATAACAGACGTATAACTGCTGCTGAGCCTCACAATAAAGCAATTGTAGAACCATACGTTAAAGTTAATTTTGTTAGCGGCACTAACCAATACAGCTTAGGTTTCCCTGATGTATTTAAAGTATTGCAAATTACTGATGGCGTAGGTGGAAATGACTATACTGATAGCTTTAAACTACACACAAATCAAAATGATCATTTCTACGATATCTCATACATTGAATATATTCCTGGTCGTCCAAAACCACCTAATAGTCAACTGGTAATTAAACTACAAGTATTCCAGGTTAACGTTTCAACTGGCGATTACTTCTTTACTATTAATAGTTACCCTATTGATGATGACAGTGAAACATTGCCAGCTGGTAAAGTGCGCTCTTGGGATCTAGATACTTACAGATCTTCAAACGGTTCTATTTACAATTTGAGAAACTCTATTGATTATAGACCACATGTAGATCATGATCCTTTAGTAGCATATACAGATACAACCACATCTGCGGCCGGTGTAGTTACTACGGCTGTTGGTGCTTTGAACAGAAGATTCAGTGGAAGCAACTATATTATCCCACCATTAAAATCTAATGCTATTTCTGATATTGAAGCTTACTTATCTAGGGTAGATGCTATTGCCGTTGATTCGTATGGCGTTGCATCTATTATTAAAGGTGAAGAAGCAGAGATACCTGTTACTCCTCTTGTTAATGAAGATCAGTTAATTCTAGCTAAAATTTATATTCCAGGTTACCCAGCTCTTTCTCCACAAGAAGCTGCTGAAAGTGGTAAGAATAGCAGTGCTGTTCAAATCAAACCACAGGGTACTAAAAACTATACAATGCGCGAAATCGAAAAACTCGAAAAACGCATTGAAGGAATGGAATACTACATTAGCTTAAATCAGTTAGAACAAGAATCAGAAAACTTAACTATTCTTGACGAAAACGGTTTAACAAGATTTAAGAATGGTTACATTGTAGATCCAATGAATGATCCTGGTATTTCTAACTTGGATGATCCAAACTACAGTGCAGCTATTCATTTTAATAAGCAAATTCTTACACCTGAGCTAAATACGTTCCCTCTAGATCTTAAATATAAATCTAGTTCAGGTGCATCGGTATTCCCAAGTGTAAACGATGCTGAAGTTGGTACTCTTAGTCGTAATGCAAACGTAAGAATTATTGGCCAACCATACGCAACCAATTTTAGAAACTGCGTAAGTAACTTCTGGAAATATGATGGACAGGGTTCATTATCTCCAAGTCATGATATGGCACATGATACTGTTACAAACCCAGTTCCGGTGGAAATTGATTTACTAACTCCATTCCAGGATTTACAAAGAACATGGCCTCTTACTGATGTACAATGGGGTAACGTTTCTGAAGGCCCTTCTTTCCGCCGTGGCCGTCAGCGAATAACACCAAGAACACAAGCTGGTACTATTCTTAGCCTTGACGTAAATGATGGTGGATTAAATAAAGTTGGTGATTTCGTAACAGATGTTAGATTCCAACCGTTTATGAGATCAAGACCAATCAGAGTATATGTTTCTGGTCTTCGTCCTAATACACGTCATTATTTCTTCTTTGATGGTAAAGATGTTAACGCGCATGTAACACCTGGTAATGTTAACGCTGCTACCTCGCGATCAGTATTCCCATTTGGTCGTCCAGGCCAAGCTGTCGAAACAGACGATCGTGGTGTATTAAGAGCTGTATTTGTACTTCCTGCTGGTCAATTCTATGTAGGTGATAGAGTTCTAACTATCGTTGATGTTAGCCAATACTCTAGCATTGATTCAGCTGCTACATCTAAATGTGAACTTACTTACCATGCATATAACATGCAAATTAGTAAATCAACACTATCTACACGTGTACCTGAATTTGAAATTGATAGAGAAGCAACTTCAAGAAACTTAGCAGCTCGCGTAGTTAACCTTGGTGACCCACTAGCGCAAACCTTCTTTATTAAGAAAGGCATGGGCCGTGGATCAAATACTGTATTCATCTCCAAAGTAGATCTATACTTCAAGAGAAAGAGCGATACCAATGGTGTTACCATTACACTCCGTGAAGTTGTTAATGGATATCCATCCGGCGTTATTTTACCATTCTCTAAGATACACATTGATGCAACTGATGTTAATGTTTCTGATGATTCGTCAGCAGTTACTGAAGTATTCTTTGATGCACCAGTAAGAATGGAAGTTGAAAAAGAATACGCTATCGTTATTATGCCAGACGCGAACGATCCTAACTACTTACACTTTACTTCAAAAGTTGGTGGTACCGATTTAACGCCTGGAACAACTAATAGCCAGCCGGTTGTTCATGACTGGGGTGACGGTGTTCTATTTACATCAACAAACAACAGTGCATGGAAGTCTGTACAAGATGAAGATATTAAATTTAATATCTACAGACATGATTTCAACGCCGCAACTGGTACTATTACGTTAACGAACAACGATCATGAATTCTTTACATTAAGTGATTGGGATGGAAGATTTAATCTCAACGAAATGGTTTATAAAGAAACAGATACTGGTTACTCAGTAAATATGGTTCGAGATACAAATGTAATTACACAATCCGGTAATGATTTTAATGTCGATTATGCTGCCGGCGATTACATTCTTCTTACAACTACGACTGGTGTAAAAGATATCTTCAGAATTGCGAGTGTTGATAGCTCGACGCAAATGACTACAGATAGACCATGTGCTTACAATAATATTTCTACTGGTACACCAATTGTTGCTGGTGAAATTTCTCACTATGATAAGTACAACCGTTCTGAGTTACATTTGAAAGCATCTTCTGCTACTACAAGCAAGAAATTTGCTGTCGGCGATACAATTTTTGGATTAACATCCGGTGTGGAAGCAACTATTGGTTCAATTGATGACATCAATTTAAGTTATGTCCAACCAATGATTCAACGTGTTAACGATACGGTTACTACTACTTCTATCAATGGTACATTTGTTGATCCAAACAACACAATTAATACTTACAACATGCCAATGAAGTTTGGTGATAATAACTTCTTTACAAGTAAAGGTGTAATTGTATACAGTAAGTCAAATAATCTATTTGGTTCATATCCATTTGATATTAATATTGAAATGACTAACTCGTCCAATATAACTTCAACACCGTTTATTGACATGGAAATTTCTTCGCTACTTGCATATCAATTTATAACGACTGATACTGTAGATACTGCGGCGAAATATATTTCTAAAACGGTAACACTTGCTGAAGATTTAGACGCAGAAGATATGAATCTATATCTAACTGGTTACAGACCAAACGGTACAGATATTAAAGTTTATATAAGACCAAAACATGCGCAAGATTCTACTCCATTTGATTCTATCGATTGGATTGAGCTTGAGTTGTTTGAAGGTGTAAACACATATTCTTCATCATCTAATCTCGATGACTTTAGAGAATTTAGATTTAGAGTTGCTTCTACCAATAAAGATGGAAGCGGTGTTCTTCAATACACGAGTGAAAGCGGCACATTCTCTGGTTACAGAACATTTGCCATTAGAATTGATTTAATCGCTAACAATATTCATAATGTTCCGTTTGTTAAAGATTATAGAGGGATTGCATTAACATGATACATCAACAAGCGCATTACGCACGAGATGAAAACAGCAAAGCGGTGTTAAATACTGACGCCGCTGCTCTTAATAAATATAAAACAGAGAGAGCATTATATCGAACCGTAGCTAAGCTAACCGAAGAGTTAGAAGAAGTTAAAAGTTGTTTGATGCGCTTGAGCGAACGTCTAGATAAGATAGAGAACGAATAAATGTCTAAATCAAATATTGCAAATATTACTACAACTCAGACCTTTCAAAACTGGTTAGATAAAACCAATGAAATGGTTGACTTGTTTAGAGACCAAGTAGTAACAGCCACACCGACAGGCGACACGACAACGGGTGATGCTACACTTCTTGGTGAGTTCACAGCAAATACAATTATTGCATATGACGATTTTGAAGTTGATGCCGTAGCTGCTAGAACTCCAGGCGGGACTATCGATTATACCTCTCCTGTATCTATAGAAGCAGCATCAAGTCCAGTTTCAGCTACATTCAAATACGGTGCTTCAGGCGGCAGAACTCGTTATGCTACAAATACTAATTCATGGGAAATTGGTTACGATAATTCTACAGACCAAAATTTTATAATGAATACGGGTTCTGGTGGCCAATTTAAATTGTCGCCTGCTGGCGTATTAACTGTTCCTAGTATTGTAACATCTGCTGATGTTCAAATCAATTCTGATCTTACTTTAGATGGACACTTAGAAGCAAATACTGCAAATTTTCAAAGTGCTAATGGTTCATTTACTGGTATTTTTTCTGGTAACTTTACTGGAGATATTTTCCACCCGGATGGTACTAAAGTATTTGAAAACGGTGGTCCGGATTCTGCTGTTCCTGCTACCTTTACTGGCAACGTACTCGGTACAGTTAGTTCACTGACAAACCATAGTACTGATTCATTAAAAGAAGGTACTAAAAACCTTTACTTCAAAGAATCTAGAGTTCGTGGTGCATTAACCGCAGGCCTTGGTGTTGGTATATTATCTGATCCAGACGATTCAAATAAAACAATGATTGCCATTGGCCAAAATGTTGCTACGACTGCTAACGTTACGTTTAAGACTGTTAATGTTGAAGGTAAACTTACTACAACTGGAGGCGATGCTATAATTGATGGCGCTATAGTTGCAAAGGGTGATATTACCGCATTTGGTAACATTTCTGATATCAGACAAAAAGAAAATATTAAGCCAATTGAAAGCGCTCTAGATAAGGTTTCTAAACTCGGTGGTTACACTTACAACTATATAGGTAATGATACACCACTTACTGGTGTAATTGCTCAGGAGCTATTAGAAGTATTACCAGAGGCTGTTTATAAAACAACAGACCCAGATACGAACGAAGAAATTTATGCGGTTAGACACGGTAATATTGTAGGTCTCTTAATAGAAGCAATTAAAGAGCTACAAGAAAAAATAGGTAAGTAAGCTATGGCCGTAAAAAGTAGTGGACCGCTTTCTATAGAAGAAATAGCCACCGAGTTTGACGGTGGCAGACCACATTCTTTAAGTGAATATTATAGGAACGGTGGAAGAGTCCCAGACTCATCTCTTAATACAAATATTCCTACAACTGGAGCAATATCTGTTAGTAACTTTTACTCGAGCTCTAAGTTTTATTCTGAAACTCTAGAAATACCTGGTCTTGATGCAATAAATTATGCTAATGCGTGTAGTGGCCAAAATACAACTAATAACACCCAACCTAATCTCGACGGTGTGCAAAAATCACGTTATTATAGAACCTTTAAAGGTTTAGGTGATGTATTTCCCGGTACACAAATTACTGTTCCAAATCTTACTATAAGAATACGCGGCGATAAAGCAGGCGGCAAAAATGGTAATGACGATACTGCATACGCAAAGGATCCAGGTGTTCAAATATTTTATAGAAGTACAGACCCAAATACATCAGATGAGCTAGTTGCTAGCTACAGAGGATCTGGACAATCGAGTGGTGAAAACTATGTTAATGTTTCTGTAGAGGGTGGTACATATACTGCTACTAAAGCTGGTTTTTATTGGATACGCTACGTAATGACTTCTTGGTCTAGTGATGCTGGTGATGCTGACTGGAATAGATTTACAGTAGGAGATTGGACTTTATCGATATTTGGCTCACAAACACTAATCACAAGTGTTGGTACTTCTAAAACAAATCGAGGATAAAAAAATTGATTATTGATTTATATAGAAAATTTTACATTAACCAAAAATGGAAAAACTTAGAATCTATAGCAAAATATGCAGAAGCTATAGAAATGAGATTTAAAAGTGATACTTTATCCAACGGTATAATTGGATTCAGGGGTCCAATAGATTTATCAGATTTTGATAATTTTTTTAAAGCAAATGATATATCTATTTCTGACAAATTACGGGATATTTTAGAGCTTACAAAAAATCTTGGTTTTGGTATTGATCTAGGTGAAGAACAAGACACTAAGAATCTAAAGTTTTATTTCATTGATTGCGGTATGTATGATACAACTAATTTTGAAGATCACATGGATCAAGATCTTAAAAAAGATATTTTAAGATTATCTTTTAATTTGGATAAAGATAGTATTACTGGCGCCAAGATATATCGAAGAGTTAAAAAGACTAATCTTGAAAATCCTGAAGAGTCTGTATCTAAACTTTATGTATTTTCTATTAACGATGACAACAGTATTGAATTGATCACTCAACAGACTTGTAAAACGAGTTCTGAAAACATAAATAACATGGAATTTCCAGCAAGCTTATTAGAATGCTATGAAGCTGTAGATCAATCCAAGTATAAGTTGAAAAAATCATTTAGAGAAAACACTAATCAGTTTTACTTACGCATAACGGATTGTTATAAATAATAAGAAAAACACTATAAGGGTATCATAGAATGTCAAAGATTTCAGAATTAGGTCCTATTAAAGGCGCGAATACCAGATCAGAGGACCTCTTTGTAATCGTTAACCTTATTCAGGGTGATGATGGAACGAAAAACATCACTCGTAAAGAGCTCGTACAAGCTTTACAATATGAAATCTTTGATAGAATAACGATTACGGGCGGTAATATTTCTGGCGTTAGAATCTTCAACTCTACCATTGAAGATAACGTTATGAATCGCAACCAATTTAATGACGGTGAGATTGATCAGTCTGATATTACTGAATCTAATATCTCTGGCGGTACAATGGTTGGTACTGAAGTATCAAATGTAACCATTGAAACTTCCGACTTCTCAGATGGTACTGGTAACAATAACGTATTTACTAATACAATTGTAGATTTTGGTGCGTTAGATAACTCTACTGGTAATAATAACATCTTCACAAACTCTACAATTGATGACTCAATTTATAATAATGTTACTATTGAAGGTGGTACAGCCAATAACCTAATTCTTACTAACATTGAAATTGATGAACTTATTCTTGAAGATGCTTTTATTTCAAACTCTGAAATTGATTCTACCCTGTTTGCAAATGGCAGCATTGCTGATTCTGATGTTTCAAACGTTGCTATCTCAGATTCTTCATTCTCTAACGGTGATATTCGCGACACCGATCTAGACAATGTAGATATTATTAACTCTAGATTCTCAAATGGTCAAATTTGGGATACTACTGTTTCTAACTCTGAAATCATTACTACTAATATTGTTGATTCTACATTCTCGAATGGTGAAATTTGGGATACTACAGCCAACAATATGACAATTACCAACTCTGATTTTTCAGATGGCACTG